ATTACAAAGAAACGTCGCAAAAACCCGACGATCTGCAATTGGTACAGTCACGCGAATTTCAAGCGTTGGAAATGGCACGCTTGGCGAACATTCCGCCGTACCTTGTCGGCGTGTCGGTACCCGGCTACACCTACATGAATGCCGACAGCGCCAACCGTGACCTCTACATGTTTGGTGCCAAACCGCTGATTTCGTGCATTGAGCAAACGTTGTCAATGAATAGCATTATTCCGCGCGGCCGCTACGTTGAGCTTGACGTTTCCGCGTACTTGGAAGAAAACCGCGAGGCGTACGGCGAGAACAACGCCGACGATGAGGAACGCCAAAACGGCGGGCGCGGCGGCGGGGCGTCTAACGTCGCTGACAATCCGCTGCCGTTGCCCGCCCGGCGTGTAAAGTGACGCCATGATCAGATTTACCGCAAGTCCCGTCAAAATTGAGGCAGCTGACGGCGACAACGCCGGGCGCCGCGAAATCATGGGCGTGGCCGCACCGTACAACGTCGAGGCCACCGTCGCAGACGGCACCACCGTCAAATTCTTGCCCGGTTCGCTGCCCGTTGACGGCCCGGCACCCAAATTGGTGCAAAACCACGATTTGACGGCCGCAATCGGCGTGGTGACTGAACGTGCAGAGGACGAAAACGGCGTGTATTTCGTGGCGCGGATCAGCAAAACGGCTGCCGGCAACGACGCGTTGGAATTGGCAAAAGACGGCGTGCTTGACGCGGTGAGCGTAGGCGCTGAGCCGATTGACGCAGAATTTGACGATAACGGCACGTTGGTCGTTGCATCGGCACGTTGGGTTGAGTTATCGTTGGTGCCGTTGGGTGCATTCCCACAGGCAAAGGTCACACAAGTAGCGGCGAGCAAAGCAAAGGAAAACACAGACATGAGCGAAACACCGAAAGCCGCGAACGTCGAGGCAGTCGCCGCACCCGCAGAGGTGCCGGCCGCCGCACCGTCGGCACCCGCGTGGGTTGTCAAGCAGGATCGTGAATTCCCGATGCCGACGCCCGGCGAGTACATGGCCGCAATGCACATTGGTGGCGAGGCGTGGCGCCAAGTGAACGCCGCGTACAAGCAGCAGATCGCAAAGCAGCGCACCGCCATTCAGGCCGCGCTCGCGCAGGATTTGACCACCGACACGCCCGGTTTGCTGCCGACGCCCGTGCTTGGCCCGGTGTTCGAGGACTTGAATTTTGTGCGCCCGGTCGTTTCGGCAATCGGCACGCGTGCGATGCCCAACGGCAACGGCAAGTCGTTCATTCGTCCGACGATCTCGCAGCACACCGCCGCAGGCACTCAAACTGAGGGTGCGGCGGTCACGTCGCAGAAAATGACCATTGCGAGCAACACCGTTAGCCGCAGCACCGTGGCCGGCGGCGTGTTCATTTCGCAACAGGACATTGATTTCAGCGATCCGTCCGCGTTGGAAAGCATTTTGCGCGACTTGTCGGGGCAGTACCTCATCAAGACCGATGACATTGCCGCCGACGCGCTCGTGGCCGGCGCCACCGCGTCGGGTTCGACGTGGACGGTGAGCAGCACCAACCCGGCGTCGCTGATCACCGCGTTGTACGACGCGGCACGCGAAATCCAAGAGGACACCAATTTCACGCCGACGCACATTTTTGCGTCGCCGGACGTGTGGGAAAAAATCGGCCGACAGTTGGACGCCGACAACCGCCCGGTGTTCGGGTACGCGAACAGCCCGTCGCTGTTGGGTGTCAACGTGCTTGGCAGCGCCTCGCAGCTGTCGTATCTGCAAACCAACGTCATGGGCCTTGAATTGGTCGTGGACAACAATTTTGCGGCCAACACGCTGTTGGTGGTTCGCGCAGCCGGGTTTGAGTGCTACGAGAACGTGCGCGGCATTATGACCAAAGAGGATCCCGAATTGTTGGGCCGCAATTTCACCTATTACGGGTATTTTGCAACGTTCGTCACCGACGCAACGATGATCCAATCGATTGCAATCGCCTAACGGTTAGGGGGTCGTGGCATGGCCACGTACACAATCGTTAGCAAACAATTGCTCGACAATTACGGCGTCGTTCAGACGTTGACCGCCAACGAAATCGTCGCCGGTCAATCGTTTACTATCAGCGGCCTTGCCGGGTTTAACGGCACGTACGTTGCGGTTGCGTGCCCGCAAAACCTCTACATCGGCACCGACACGTACGGCGATTTGTTGTACGACGCGTCGGTGTTGCTGCCCAACCAAGTGCTGTTCGCATTGACGGCCGCCGACGTAGAACGCACAGCTGCCGCCGGCACGATCACCTATTCGTTGACGTGCACGTGGGTGACCGTGGCCGACGTTGAGGATTGGTTGGGGTTCACGGTCACCAACCCGTCGAGCGACTACGACCTATTGGTAATCGCGGTTGCGGCCGCTAACGCGTGGGCGTACCGCAAACGCGCTGAGGCCGGCTATTTCGACGCGTCGTTGTCGACGGTGCCAAGCCAAGACGTGCGTTTAGGCACGATCATGTTTGCGGGCGCGTTGTACCGCGAAAGAGGCAGCATTGACCAATACGCGTCATTTGACCCGTTGGCCACCGGCGCACCCACCGGCGGCAGCATGGGCCAAATCATGCGTTTGTTGGGTGTGGGACGGCCGGCCGTCGCATGACCGCCACCATTGACGCATTCAAGTTGGGGTACGACAACGTTGTCGACAAACTGCAAACCATAACGGGTTTGACCGTCTATGACGATCCGCGCAACCTCAACCCGCCGTGCGCATTCGTCGACGCGCCCGTCATCAGAATGAACAGCAATCTTGTGTTCGACATGACGTTCACGGTGCGCATCATCGGCATCGGCCCGGCTGACTACAAATGTTTGTCAAAGTTGCTGACGCTCGCAGATTTGGTGCGCCGCGCCCAAATCGGGTTGACGGACGTACGCCCGGCGGTCACCACGATCGGCAGCCAAGACTATGCGTCATACGAGCTGACCATTGGGGCCAAGATCGGGCCATGAGCGCCACACGCCGCCGCTACGAGGTCATAAAGGCCTATGACGACAAGCAGCCGGGCGACGTGGTGGACGCCGACACGCTCACAGAATTGGACGAATGGTATTTGTTGCAAATCGGCGCGGTGCGCCCGATTGACGCGAAACCCGCCGCGCCGCGTGGTAGAACTAAGACAACGAAAAGCGAGGGTTAATCATGGCAATGCCGCAAACCGTTTATTACTCAGCGCCAGAGGTCAAAATTGGTGCATCGTCGGGTTCATCGGTTGATCTGTCAGAATTCGCAAAATCAGCCGTATTGACCCGTCAGGCCGACGCGCTCGAAAGTAGCAGCATGGCAAGCCGCGACCGTTTCTACCAAGCCGGCATGAACAGCAACCAATTGGTGGTCACGTTTAACCAATCGTACGAAAACTCAGAGGTGTACGCCACGCTTGCACCGCTTGTGGGCACGCAATGCTACGTCGAATGCACGCCGGTGGACGGCACCGCCGTTTCGGCCACCAACCCCAAATTCAGCCTCACCAACACCTATTTAGAGGCAATGGACGTGTTGGCCGCCAATCTTGGCGAATTGGGCGAGGTATCGCTCACGTTCACCGGCGGCACCTACGCGGCCGCAACGTCGTAACCGCACCCGTAGGCCGCGCGACGTGATCATCAAATGGGCAATACCCGTCAACGGGCAAACGCACCACGTAGAAAGCCGTTTCATTGACGTACTCAATTGGGAACGGCACACCAAACGTTCGATGCAGCAGCTCTCGAACGATCTACGCGGCAACGACATGGTGGTGTTGACGTGGTACGCGTTGCAACGCACAAAGCACGAATTGGGCCGTTTGTCGCTCACCGATTATGAGGCCGCGTTGGACGGCCCACCAACGCCGGTGGATACCGGCCCGGTAAACCCTACGGTGCCGGCTACCGACGCCGGCTAGCCGAAATAGTGGTGGCAACCGGGTGGTGGCCGCCAAACGTCGAATTTGACGAATACGACATGGCTACCGTGGTTCACGTGATCAACGAACAACAACGGCAGATTGAGCGCGCCAACCGTGGCCGTTGATAGCACCGTAACCGTCGTTGGCATCAAAGAAACGTTGCGCGAGCTGCAACGCATCGAGCCGGATTTGGCCAAACAGATAAAAGCCGACGTTAAACGCATTACGGCAAGCGTGGTGACCGACGCCAAAAGCGCCGTACCCAACGACGTGCTGAGCGGGTTCGCCCGGCAATGGCAAGGCGGCCGTTTGACGCCGTACAGCGGCGAGCAAGTACGCAAAACGATTACTACGCGGTTCAGCAACCGGCGGCGTGGTGCGGTGGCGGTGTTTGCCGTCGTTATGAAATCGGCCGTTGGTACTGTTGTTGACATGGCCGGCAGATCGTCAACGGGAAACCTTGCGTCCGCGCTTGAACGTCGGTTTGGGCGCGCATCGCGCATTATGTGGCCCGCCTACGAGCGCAACGCGTCACAGGTTGAGCAGGATTTGGGGGCCGTCGTTGACGTGATCACCCGCGAGGCCAACGCAAGGTTGGTGCGCTAATGGCCGTATCAATTCCGATTATCACCGAATTTGACGGCAAAGGCATTGGGCGTGCCGTCGAGGAATTTAAGCAATTAGAGGGTGCTGGCGCCAAAACCCAATTTGCGCTTAAAAAAGCGTTGGTGCCCGCAACCGCCGCCGTTGCCGGGTTGGCGGCCGGGTTGGGTGTAGCGACCAAAGCCGCAATTGAGGATCAAGCCGCGCAAGACGCGTTAGCGGGTGTGTTGCGTCGATCAGCGTTGGCCACCGACGAGGAAATAGCCGCCACAGAGGAATTTATCAGCGCTCAAAGCCGGCTCACCGCCACGTCAGACGATGAGCTACGCCCGGCGTTGCAATCGTTGGTTGTCGCTACCGGATCGGTAACCCAAGCGCAAGATTTGCTCAAAGTGTCACAGGATTTGGCGGCTATTAGCGGCGCCGATTTGGCCACCGTTACGGACGCTATGAGCAAAGCCGCCAACGGCAACATGAAAGCGCTCAAAGCCCTTGACCCGTCGCTAACCGCGTTGATCAAAGAGGGTGCATCGTTCGATGACGTGTTGGTGGCGCTCACGTTGCATCAAGGCGCCGCCGCCGACGCCGCCAACACCACACAAGGCAAAATGAAAAATCTCACAATCCAAATGGACGAGGCAAAAGAAAGCATCGGTGCCGCATTGCTACCCGTCGTAACCGGGTTGATTGAGAAACTAATACCGTTGGCGCAATGGGCACAGGAAAACAGCAACGTGGTGTTGATACTTGCCGGTGTCGTCGGCGGGTTGGCGGCCGCAATCATCGCGGTAAACGCCGCAATGAAAATTTACCAAACCACGCTTATCGTCGTTAAAGCCGCACAAGCCGCGTTTAATTTCGTCATGGCAGCAAACCCAATCGGCATCGTGGTGGTGGCGTTGGCGGCGTTGGCGGCCGCGTTTGTCATCGCATACAACAAATCAGAAACGTTTAGGGAATTCGTCAACAAACTGTTTGACGCAATTAAAACGGGTGTTGAATTCTCGCTCGATCTCATTAAGGGTTATCTAAACGGCGTAATGGGTTTCTACAAAGCCATTTTTAACGGCATTGCTACGTTGTGGAATAACACCATTGGCAAGCTCTCATTTAGCGTGCCGGATTGGGTGCCCGGCATCGGCGGCCGCGGGTTCAGCGTGCCCAAAATCCCGATGCTTGCCGCCGGCGGCATCGTCACCGCACCCACGTTGGCAATGATTGGTGAGCGCGGGCCAGAGGCCGTCATACCGCTCAACCGGGCACACGGCATGGGCAACGTCACTATCAACATCAACAGCACCGTGGCCGACGCGACGTTGCCCGACAAGATCGTCAACGCGTTACGCCAATACAACCGTCGCAACGGCGTAATTGACATAGCGGTGGCGTAATGCCCGGCGTCGTTGCGTCGGCCGGTGACTACACCGTAGAAATCGACACAGGGTTTGACAGCTTGTCGTTTCGGTTGGATAGCGCCACGCGCGGCGTACTCAATCAAGACGTGTTAGGCCCGGCCGCCACAGAGTATGCCGACATAACCGAATACGTGTTGGGTGTGTCGTACCAACGCGGCCGTCGCACACCGTACGATCAATTCGGTGCCGGCAAACTCACTTTTACGCTCAACGACACGTTGGCGGGCGGGTTGCTCAACCCGTACGACGAAAGCAGCATTTACTACGACGCCGCCAACAATCAACCCGGTTTGGCGCCGATGCGTAAAGTGCGGGTGTTTCGTGAGGCCACCCAATTGTTTGACGGCTACGTAGAGGCGTACGACTACGCGTACAACCTCGACCGGCAGAACATCATTACGGTGGTGTGCGTTGACGGGTTTTGGCCGTTGAGTAACACGTTTATGGACGCGTTTAACCCGACGGCGCAAACGAGCGGGCAACGCATAAACACCGTATTGGCGTTGCCAGAGGTGGATTACACCGGGGCAACCGACATTGCGGCCGGCACCGTGGATTTGGGCCATTCGAGCGAATACGACGTTGCGGCGGGCACCAACGTGTTGTCGTACTTGCAGCAGATCAACGACACCGCCGAATTTGGGCGGTTGTTTATGTCGGCCAACGGCACGTTGACGTTTGACAATCGGGTGGGCACTACGTTGAGCGGCCCGGTAGCCGTGTTTAGCGACACGGGCAGCGATCTTAAATACGTAAACGTCGGTATCGAATTTGACGCCCGGCAAGTGGTCAACCGGGCTACCGTCACCGCGTTGGACGGCGGCACCGCCACCGATGCCGACGCCGGCAGCCAAGCCACCTATTTTGTGCAATCCCGCGACGTAAGCCAATCGTTGTTGCACGTAGCCGGGCAAATCACGGCCGCCGCCGAATACCTATTGACGCCGTACCCGTCCCCACGGCTCACCGCGTTGACAACCAATTTGGCGATGTTGACAGAGGCGCAACGCGACACCGTGGCCGCCGTTGACATTGGCGACACAATCGAAATCACCGTCAACGTCCCCAATTACGGCACCATAACAAGCGAGCTGACCGTTGAGGGGATCGACGGCAGCATCGAATTGGACGGCGGCCACACGCTCACGTTTTACACCGCCAACACCACCATTGTTTATTTGTTGGTACTCAATGACCCGGTGCATGGTGTCACCGATAGCAGCAACGTGTTGGGGTAGGGTAGGTGCCGTGACTACACCATTTCCGTTTGTGTCGGGGGCCGTGTTGACGGCTCAGCAATTAAACGACATAACCAATTTGCCGATCAATGACGAAACCGCGAGTTACACGTTGGTGGCGGGTGACGCCGGGCAGCGCGTCATTATGAACAATGCGGGTGCAACCACTATCACCGTCAACAACAGCGTGTTTAGCGCCGGTGATACGATTTTCATTGCCAACAAGGGCGCGGGTACTTGCACCATTACGGCCGGTGCGGGTGTCACGATCAACACGGCCGGGTCATTGGCATTGACGCAATACGGGGGCGGCACGCTTGTGATGTTGTCGGCGTCAACAGGAAATTTTTTTAGCGGTACGGTTCGCAACACGCTTGCCGTTGAGTATTTGTTGGTTGGCGGCGGCGGTGGCGGTGGATACGGTTTTGCGGCCGCTGACGGCGGCGGCGGTGGCGGCGCGGGCGGTTTTGTTACAGGTTCAGGGATCATCGGAAAAACTACATACACCGTAAAAGTTGGTGCAGGCGGCGCGGGTTCAAGCAACAGCGCCACGTCGGGTCAAAACGGGACAGCATCGACATTTATTAATGCGGCAAACGGTGGTGGCGGCGGTGGGACGCGCGATGGCGTAGGAATGAATGGCGCGTCGGGTGGTGGGCGCGGCGCGGATAGCACCGGATCGGCGGCGACCGGCATTTCAGGCGAGGGCAACAACGGTGGTTTGTCAACAACGACGGGCGCCGGCGGTGGTGGGGGCGGTGCATCGTCAGTTGGCAGCGATGCAGTTACGTCAACCGGCGGCAATGGCGGTGCGGCAACGAGCAACTCTTACACGGGTTCGGCCGTTTCATACTCAGGCGGTGGCGGCGGCGGTGGGATTGTTGGCGGTACGGCCGGCGCAAACGCCGGCAATGGCGGTTCGGGTGGCGCGGGATCAAATGCAACCGTCAATCGAGGCGGCGGCGGCGGCGGTTCGTACGGCGCAACGAGTGGCGGCAACGGTGGTTCGGGTGCCGTCGTTATCCGCTATCTGACGGCCGATGCAACCGGCTTGACAATCAGCGCTACGGGTACTTACACCACCGGCACGAGCGGTTCATACACTTACTATTCGTACACGGCAACCGGCACATTGGTGGTGGCGTAATGGCACATTTTGCGTTAGTTGATGACACCAACACGGTGCGCGAGGTAATCAACGTGGGAAATGACGATTGCGCCGGCGGCACGTTTCCCGAAAGCGAATTACCCGGCCAAGCGTTTATTGCGTCATGCGGTATTGGCGGCCGTTGGTTGCAAACGTCTTACCACGCCAATTTTCGGGCCAAATACGCCGCCATTCTTGACGTGTACGACGCGGCAACCGACACGTTCATAACACCCGGTGCGGGCAATGAATAAAAACGCTCAATTGCAAACCGCCGATCAAACGTTAAAGGGTGCGGTTATTGCGTTGGTGACGTACGTTGCGTACAAACAGGGTTGGGACATGCAACTAATCACATTGTGCATACCCGTGGTTAGCGGCGTGTTGGCGGCCGCATCGAGCTTGTTTGGCAACCGTGACACGGCATGCATGTTTGTTGCGAAAGACGACAAGCCCGAATAATGCCCGCATACAAAGTGCCGGGTTATTCGGTGGTCACCGGCCCGTTGCCGGGCACTACGGAATGGGTGCGGCAAGCCGTCAAATGGTCAAACGGTGCCCTATGGGATAACGGCACGTACGCCATGCGTAACGTGCGCGGCACGGGTGACGCCACGACGCGCGGCGTGATCAGCAACCATGCGCGCGGTGTCGCAATGGATTTGTCGTACCGCTACATACCGGCCCGCAAATTGGGTGTGTCAAACGGCCGCATAAAGGCGCTCAATTTCATAAACGTGGTACTCGACAATTGGGAAACGTTAGGCGTGCAATGCGTATTGGATTATTTCCCAAACGATTACGGGCGTGGGTGGCGCGTTGATCGGGTTGACACCATGCCGGCCAAAGCCCACAACCACCAAGCATGGGTCAAATACCAACGGCCCACAATCCACGGCGCACCGGGCGGCGATTGGCTGCACGTTGAAATTACGTTGGGCATGGCAAACGACGCCGGGCGCGTAGCCAAAGCATTTGAGGCGGTGTTTGCCAAATCCACCACCGCGGTACAGCTCGACGCTACGGTGGAACCACAACCAAAGAAAGGCGGCAAGCGACGTGCCGGAACCGGAACAGCAACCTAAACCCAACCTCATTTTTTACGAGGTATTGACCGGGACGCTCGATACGGGCATGCAAGTGTTGGTGCAAGTATTCAGGCAACCCGACGGCCGTATCACGTTGGCCCAAATGGCGTTTCGCGGCAATACGTGGGAAACGTGGGGGCCGCCAATTCGATTGGAACACATGACCACCACAGAGGTACCCAAATGAGGCTCAACCTATTGCCCACCGCAATTGTGGGCGCGTTGTTTACGTTGTCGCTCATGATCAGCCCGCTACCGGCCGCAACCCCCACGGTTGCCCCGGCGGTGTATCAATCCACAATGGCACCATTGGCGCCTACAAGCCCCGTAGCGGCCCCAAATACCCCTACCGCTACGACGGTAGCCCCAACCCCCGTGGACGGGTCATGCGCGTCATACGTGGGGTTGGGGTTGGGGTTAGGTTGGCCGGCAAGCGAGGCCGCACAGCTCGCCCAAATCATGCGTTTAGAGAGTGCATGCCTAACGGGTGCCGTCGGGGACGGCGGGGCAAGCATCGGGTTGTTGCAAATTCATTGCCCTACGTGGGTGTCACCGTCGAGGCATTGGCCTACCGGGTGGACGGCGGCCTACGGCATGCCGTTGACGTGCAGCGATCTGCACAACCCGCGTATCAACCTTGCGGTGGGGTTGATGATTTGGCGCGGCCTACCGGGTTCGAGCGGCGGTTGGGCGAATTGGTCAACCTACAAACCATGACCGACGCATGGGTGATCTTGGGGCTATTTGCGGCGCTTGCGGCCGTGTTGTGGATAGGGACGCCGAAATGACCAACCTAATGTCAAGCGTGCATGGCGACGGCCGGTTGGTGCTTGACGCGTTAGGTGATCTGCATGACAACACAGCCGACATTTACACGGCGCGGTTGCTATTCGTGGCAATGGTGCGTATCCGGGTATTGGAACAGCGCATTGAGGAAATCAAAGCTGAGGTGGCGCGTTTAGAGGCGGTAGCCCGTGTTGGATACTGACCACGGCCGGCATACAACGATTTGGCTTAACGATGAAAGCCGCGAGGCGGTGCATAAAGCGACGTGTTATTGGCACGACGAATTCGTGCAAGCGAACCAACAATGGCAAACCACCGTTGGCATTGGCGACGTACGGCACCCGGTGAGCGAAAATGACGCATGGTGGCGTAAACACATGGCGGCGTCGGCAGAGTGCGCCGCACACGTGCTATTGGGCATTGTGTTTAGCCCCAAAAAATACAAAACATACAATTTGCACAATGCCGACGTTGGCGGCGTTGTTGAGGTACGCGCTCGCAACCCGCGCGTCGGCCCCGATCTCATTGTGGCGCAATGCGACGTTGACCTAAAACCCGACATGCCGCAATTGTTGTGTTACGTGAACGATCTACCGGGCCAACGCAACGCCCAAATCACGTTTGTGGGTTGGGCATACAACCGTGACGTGCCCGGTATCGCCTACCAAACTAAACACGCCCAACGGCCCGGCTACGGCCCCACACCCATGCCGCACTATTACGTCGAGCCAGCCGCGTTACACCCAATGCGTACATTGCCGGTACTCAATTAGAAAGCGACGGTGAGCAATGGCATACCTTGACGGCTACGTGGACGTACCCACCCGGTTACGAATGGCGCTCAAAGATTGGCCGCAATTGCGGATCCAAGAAACGAGCTGCACGACGGAACAACACGGCGAGCAAACGTTTTTAGTGTGCGTAATCACCGTGTGGCGTGATGAGCGCGACGCGGTGCCCGTCATTGCGTCGGCCGCTGAGCCGATACCGGGCCGCACACCGTACACAAGGCTTAGTGAGCGCATGGTTGGGTTTACGTCGGCGCTTGGGCGCGCGTTGGGCTACATGGGTTACGGCATCGACAAATCCATTGCGAGCGCCAATGAGGTTGAAGCACGCCAACCGGCCGACGATGACAAAATGAGCGATAGGCAACGTTTCGCTAACGCTCGATCACAACAAATCGTTGCTGAGCAGCAACAGAAACGCGCAATGACCACGAGCGGCGCACCGGCCACGGCCCCGCAAATGAAAATGCTTAAAATCAAGGCGAAACAAGCCAAAGTTGACAACGATAACGATTTGCTGCAATTATGCCAAACCATGTTTGGCGAGGCGGTGACGGTTGCAACGTTGACCAAACAACAAGCGTCAATGCTTATTGACAAGCTCAGCGAAATGCACGAGGCAATGTTGCCCAAAGGCCCGATAGGCGAGACAGAGGAACCGTTTTAATGTCAACGATCCGCGTGGCGCCCAAAGCCGATTGCAACACGGCCGATTTGTTGTTTATGGCCGTTGACAATTTGTGGCGTGATTATGTTGAGAACGATGCATTTGATAACGAAACGTGGGCGACATTGGACGTGTTGCACATGCGAGCAGCCCAATTGCGCGCGTTGGTAAACCGACAAATTAAACCCATGAGCGATTTCGACCGCATGTTGCACGTGTCGCAAATTCTTGGAATGTTGCAAGACGAATTGTTGGAAAATTAGTAAGCCAATCTCATTGGTGCGGCCCGGCGGCGT